CAACAGGTGGTGGTGCTTCTAACGAAACAGCTTTAACTTTATTGTCAGATGGAACAACTTATACTGTTACTATTGGTGCAGGTGGAACATACAATGGTACTGCTCCAGGTTCTAATAGTATTTTTTCATCTATTACTTCTACTGGTGGTGGAGAAGGAGATACACCTGGTGGTAATGGTGGTTGTGGTGGAGGTAGTTATTGGGTCGCTGGTGCAGGTGGTAATGGAACAACAGGTCAAGGATTTGGTGGTGGTATAGGTGTCGCAGGTGGTTCTGGTAGATATGGTTCTGGTGGTGGTGGTGGTACTGGAGCAATAGGTTCTGATGCACCAAATGCAGACAATGGAGGAGCTGGAGGTATTGGTACTATAAATACAATTATTTCAGATTCAGATGCTACTACTTATTCTGTTGGAGAAGTTTCAGGTTCAGATGTTTACTTTGGTGGTGGAGGTGGAGGTTCTTGTGGAATCAACTCATCTGGTGGTGGTGGTGCTGGTGGATTGGGTGGTGGTGCAGATGGTGTAAAAGGAACTACTTTACCAAATAATGGAACAATAAACACAGGTGGTGGTGGTGGAAGTACTCATCAAGGCTCTGGTGGAGTTGTTGGTGGTAATGGTGGGTCTGGAGTTGTTATAATTAAATTTCCATTTGACTATACACTAGGTGGTGGAACAGGATTAACATATACACAAACATTTTCTGGAGATAAAAAAGTTATAATCTTTACAGCAGGAACAGGTACAATCAGTTTTAGCTGATATAATAGGAGAAGATATGGCACATTACGCATTTATAAACGATAACAACATAGTGACAGAAGTCATTGTTGGTATTAATGAGGACAATACAGAAACTTTACCAGAAGGCTTTGCTGACTGGGAAGCCTCGTATGGAGATTTTAGAGGACAGACTTGTAAAAGAACTTCCTATAACACAAGTGCTAATGCACACAGTGGAGATGGAACTCCTTTTAGAGGTAACTATGCAGGTATAGGATATACTTATGACACAGATAATGATGTCTTTATAGCACCACAACCTTATAGCAAGTGGGTACTTAATGAAAGTACTTGGACTTGGGAAGCACCAGTTGCTATGCCAGATGATGGTAAACAATATGTTTGGAATGACAACACAGGAGCTTGGGAAGAACTGGCTGAATAATGTCTAGTATAATTAAGGTAGATACAATAGATGAAAAGACACCTACTTCTGGTGTAACCATTGATGGTGTATTAGTCAAAGATGGTGAAGTAGATGGTGTAGATGTTAGTGCTATTACACAAGGTATTACAATAGCAGATACTTGGAGATTGACTGCAAATGTTTCAAATACAATAAATTATATAACGACTAATTTAGAAAGAGTTGATGATGCAAGTTTTGGTTATGTTGGAACAGGTATGACTGAAAGTTCTGGTACTTTTTCTTTTCCATCTACAGGAATTTATATGATAACATTACACGCATCTTGTACAACTAGGTCTATTGGAGATAATAATACATTTCTTAGAGTAAGCACAGATAACTTTACAAGTTATGATGATGTTATAAGATTAGATGGAGATAATGCAAATAGTAGTGATATTAATTATGTATCAAGTGGCACAACTTTTGTAGATGTAACTGATACATCTAATGTAAAAGTAAGAATATATGTGGACCAAAGAGCTACAACTGCTACTTTAATGGGAAATACTGATATAAATAGGTCAAGCATTACATTTATAAGATTAGGAAATACATAATGCCAGATTTACAAGATGCTTTATTATATTTTAATACAGACAAACCACAATGGTATGGTTGGATAGATACTTCTGCTGGAGAAGTTTATAGTAATCTTAAACTAAATGATGAAACTGCTGTTATGCCTACAGAAGAAGAAGTTAATGCAAAGATTGCAGAACTTCAATGGGAAGAAAGTAGAAAAAGTGCTTACGCTTCAATACAAGACCAACTAGATATGCAGTACTGGGATGGTGTCAATGGCACAACTACCTGGGCTGACCACATTGCACAGGTTAAATCTGATAACCCTAAACCTGAATAAATAATCCTGTGATAAAATCTTTAGTATGGATTATTTAATTGGTTTTCTTTTAGGTTATTTTTTAAAAGAAACTCTACAATTTATTAAAAGAATAAGTAACTACGATTGGGATAATCGTATGGCTTACGACAAAGAGTGGGATTTTCTATCCCAAGATGACCTTCCATAATGACACATCCAAATCAAGACTTTACACAGAAGGAGTTATTGCAAATGGTCATTGATAGATTAGACAGACTAGAAGAAAAACTAGATAACAAATTGGACAAATCAGAATTTTATAAAGTATTAGGATTAGTTGCCACAGTTATATTAATTGTTGGTAGCTTAACAATGTAATGAAAGCAACAGTAAATTTAAATCAGGTATTACAAGGTGGTTTAGCTGCTCTTGTAGCTTGGTTGTTTCAAACAGTAAATCAATTACAGTCACAAGTGGCTGTGTATATGGTGCAGATACAAAAGCTAGAAGAGAATATTGTAGGTCTAGCTATGAGAGAAAGAGAACTTAACTCTGCTCTAACAGATGTTCTCATTAAGTTAGGTGGATAATGATTGAGTTTCTAGTAGTGATGTGGGTAAGTGTTAAAAAAAGTAAAAGATAATTTAGGTTTAATAGCCACAGCTATAGCTCTTATGGGTTCTGTTGGTGCAGGTTTATCTACTGCTGCTGATATAGTTAACACACTTCAAGGCATAGATGACAGAATGAATCAAGTTGAAATAGATTTTGCAATGTTAAAAGAAAGTACATTTGTACAAAATGATATAGCTGTACTATACGAAAAGATACAACAATTAGAAATGGCTGCACAAAATGTTGGTAGGTTTAATGAAGAGATGGCTGCATTACAAACTAATTTAATGAACTTAGAACAAAATTACTATGATTTAAAGTTTGATACAGAGCAATCTTTAAGAGATAGTGGCTTTGATTTAGATAGATATTACTTACTAGAGAAGTGGGAGTATCAAGACCTTAATGATTCAATGACTAGAATACAAACACAAATAGAAAGTGTTAATCAAAACATCTGGCAGATAGATGATTTAAAGAATAGATTGGCTTGGCTTGAAGCTAACAATCATAACCACTAAGATAAGGAGATGCCAATGAAGATAACAACAAGAGATATATGGGGTGCTAAACCTAACAAAAAACCTTTCTCTAAACTAGGAGAAGTCAAGGGTTTAGTTGTACATTGGTCAGCTTATCCTACTGCTGTAGGCAATATGGCAGAAATGGACCAGTGCAAGACTATACAAAGACTACATCAAGATGACAGAGGTTGGAATGATGTAGCATATAACTTTTTAGTAGGTGACACAGGTCAGATATACGAGGGTAGAGGATTTGGAAATAGAAGTGCAGCACAAGGAGGTAATAATCGTGAAGAAATTAACTACAATAATAAGCATTATGTTGCTGTGTGTTGGCTGGGTGGTAGGAATGCTACCGACAAACCTTCAGATAAAGCTATCGCATCTGTTAAGTGGCTTTATGAACAGGTAGGTGGAGAACTCAGACCACATAGCTCATTCAAACAAACACAATGTCCAGGAGATGCCTGGCGACAGTGGATTGTAGAGGAAACAACACCTGAATTGAGTAACAAATCACCTGATAATGTGTATGTTCCTGATAGTTTTGAAACTAAATTAGATAAAATCCTTGATATACTAGAGGACATACAAAGAAAATTAAAGTTAGGAAAGTTAATACAATGACACCAGAACTAAAAGATATGTTAGAACGAGCAGTATGGACATTCATTGAAGGGTTCATAGGAGCTTTGACAATCAGTCCAATCGTTGGAGTTGACATAAACAATCTACAAATTGCAGCTATTGCAGGTGGTGGAGCAGCTTTATCTGTTATTAAAACATTCGCAAAGAAAAAAATAAGTTAAAGATTTTGTAGCACCAGTTGTCTATACTGTTAGTAACAACAGGAGGACAATATGGCTAAGAAAAAAAAGCCTATAGATTTAGGCAATAACTATTTTAAATCAGGTTGGCAACCATCAGCAGAGTTTGATGAATCGACTGGCCTAGGTGAAATCACACACATTGGAACTGACCCTAATTATAAAAGCAAGTTCGATGATATTCTTAAAGAATGGGGATTCGACCCAGAGCATTATGAAATAGATGGCAAAGTAAAAGCATCATCTTGGAACACACAGCTTAAAGGTGGTACAGTTGAAACCTTCTATGCTTTTAAAGGTGTAGTTAAAAGGAAACATCCGGCACGAGATGAGTGGTTTGACATACTATTAAAAGAAGTATCTAAGAAAAAACCTATCAAGAATAAAAAGATACAGAGCAAACAAGCATTCATATGGACAATGAGTGACTGGCAACTAGGTAAAGATGACCTCGGAGTAGAGAAAACGCTTGAGAGATACGAGAAGGCCCTTGAGAGAGGAGTAGCACAGGTCAAGGCACTAGGTGGCGTAGACGAAATTTATTTGCTTTCTATGGGCGATTTGACCGAAGGTTGTTATGGATTTTATGACTCTCAGCCCTTTAATATATCCTTGACACTGCAACAACAGTATCATCTAGCAAGAAAACTGATAATGAAAACTGTTGACACATTTCTACCCTATGCAAACAAGATTGTATTGTCTGGAGTGCCTGCAAACCATGGTGAGATGGCAAGAAGTGGTAAGGGACAGGTAGTTACATCACGATTAGATAACTCTGACACTATGCACTTGGAGATATGCAATGAAATTATGGAACAGAATCCTAGATATAAGAAAGTAAAGGTGTCTATACCAGATAGTTTCCATCATGTATTAGAAATAAAGAACACAACTGTTGCATTTACCCATGGTCACATGCATGCAGGTGGTTCAGGTCCAGAAGGAAAGATAATAAAGTGGTGGCAAGGACAGATGTTCGGTGATTTACCAGCAGGAGATGCTTCTATTTTAATTACAGGACACTTTCATCATCCTCGTATGATGCAACAAGGAGATAGGACCTGGTTTCAGTGTCCATCTATAGATGCAAGTATTGATTTCACAGCAAGAACCGGACTTTGGTCTAAGCCCGGTGTTCTATGCTTCACTATTGATAAAGATGGTTGGGATAACTACAAGATAGTTTAGACAGAGTACATATGGTACTTCAAAGTTAGTTCTTGATTAGGATGAATCTGTTTTACAGTGATGAGATAATACTTACCTCTACCTTTTACTAACTTACAGTTAGGTTCATCTGTATGATTGATAAAACCTCCCAGCGGTGTCCTTATCAATTCTTTTTTAAACAGTTTCTTCTCATGTGATACACCCAGTACAGTGTTACTACCTATATGTTTAGTACTGAATAATCCTAAGCCATGTATCTTACTTTTTCTAATAGTTAGATAGGTTGGTAAAGGATTATATTTTTTCGACATGCGTTTCTGGTAGAATCTTGTACATCTTTTTATTACCATCAACATCTACTTCCGGATAGTAGTGTTCTTCTAACTTATCAGATTCCCACAACATTTTTATAGTTTTAAATGTCCACATTACAGGGTTTGCTTCTGGGTTTGCAAAGTATACTAACCATACTCTAACCTTGTCTCTCTTTTTATCCTTAGCAATATCGTACATCTTTTTCATCTTCAAGTAATCAGCTTCTTTTAACTTCAAAGTACCTTTTACTTCCATTAAATGTATGAGTCCTTTACCTACAACGACATAGTCTGGTATCAACAGTATGTCAGTGACATAATAGAATAGGTCTAACTTATTTTCTTTAGGGTCAGTGCCTACCTTGAGCCAATCTTTATACTCTACTAAACCACTATCTACTAAGTAGTTTTGCATTGCTTCATCAGCCATATCAGGTACTGACTGTCTCTCTTCATATGTATTTGTGTATTTCATTCTTCTTCTCCCAATACTTCTGTATGTATTTGTAAGTTAGGTATGATAC